GACAACACTGGAGTTTGATGCGTCAGCAACTGACATCAACTACTTTACAGCAGAGGTCAATTTCCGCTATACTATATACGAGATTACAGATAAAGAACAAGATATTGTATGAATCAATTGACTGATTATATCAGAGTCTACGAGAACCAAGTAGATGATGATCTTTGTAAAACAATTATTGATAAGTTTAATTCTTCTGAAAAGATGTATGTCAATAGAGAAGGGAGACCAACTTTTCATGATCTAAATTTATCGAAGAGTCCTGCATGGACAGAAATTAAAAAACAATTAGAAGAAGCATTTGATATTGCTGTAGATCAATATATCGAGGACGTTGACTGTAGACATGACTTTCCACAGAGATGGATGTTTGAGCATGTTCGTATGAAAATGTATGAACCAAACGGACGTGATCAATTTAAAACACATGTTGATGTGGGAGATCATTCATCAGCAGTAAGATTCTTAGTTGGGTTCTTATATTTGAATGATGTAGAGGAGGGTGGAGAGACTTCTTTTCCAAAATTAAACTATGCAGTTAAACCTAAATGTGGTAGAATAGTATTATTCCCACCAACGTGGCAGTATAGACATGCAGGATTACCACCTGTATCATCAAGAAAATATATTGTAGGAACTTACTTGCACTACACTATGCAAGGAATGACGCAAACTATTATACCATGAACTTAGATACATTGAATGACATGTGGGATAAAGACTCACAACTAGACGATGAAAAATTAGATCATGACTCTCTAGCAATCCCAAAATTACATGCTAAATATTTAAGACTTTACAATAACTTTACTACCCTTCGGGATCAGGCAGAGTTAGATGTAAAGCGTACTTACCGTGACAGGTGGGAATACTATACAGGGAAGTCGGAAAAACCTTTTCCAGTCAAACTGATCAAAACAGATGTAGCAATATATCTGGAAGCAGATCAAGAATATCAAAAGAGTGTCCTTAAGGCAAAGTATTTAAACCAGATGGTCGATGCAATCAAGACCATTCTCTCGGCAATTAACAACCGTTCATTCCATATAAAGAATGCGGTTGAGTTCGCCAAGTTCCTTAAAGGATATGAAATCTAACGTCGTTATACAAAAGAAGAACGAAGTATATCTAACAGTTCAATGTGAACCACACGTGAGTCACGAACTAGCAGATAAATTTACCTTTGAGGTACCTGCAGCGAAATTTATGTCAGCGTATAAAAAGAGGTATTGGGATGGGAAAATCAAACTCTTCAGTCCTGCTACAGGTGAGGTATATGTTGGTCTTCTACCTTACATTGTTGCGTTTTGTCAAGAAAGAGGATACGAGGTTATCCATAGAGACAATGAATTCTATGGTCTTCCATCAGAGGTGGATGAATTCGTTACCCCTCAAGGAATAGGAGACTATGTAAAGACACTTAACCTACCACATAAGGTCAGAGACTACCAGTATAAAGGGATTTACGAAGCATTACGACATAGAAGAAAACTATTACTATCACCTACTGGATCTGGTAAGTCACTAATGATCTATGCATTGACTAGGTTCTGGACACTTAAAAATTTAAAAACACTCATAGTAGTTCCTACTACATCTCTGGTAGAGCAAATGTATCAGGACTTCAAAGAGTATGGTTGGAATGTCAAAGAGCATTGTCATAGAGTGCGTGGTGGTATCAATCCTGATTCTGACAAAGATGTGATAATAACCACATGGCAGTCAGTATACAAATTGCCAAGACAATACTTTGCAGACTTTGGTGCTATCATAGGTGACGAAGCACATCTATTCAAAGCAAAGTCATTGACTAGTATCATGAACAAACTGTATGACTGCAAATACCGCGTTGGTTTTACAGGAACTTTGGATGGCACAGAAACAAATCGCTTAGTTCTTGAAGGTGTATTTGGTACAGTCAATAAGGTTACTAAGACAGAAACACTGATTAGAGATGGGCACCTTTCTAAATTTCAGATAAAGGTATTAATATTAAAACATAAGAGGAAACCATTTGATACCTACCAAGAGGAAATGGATTATCTTGTAGAGCATGAGAACAGAAATAAGTTTATACGTAACCTAGTTTGTGACCTGTCTGGTAATACACTCGTCCTGTTCAACTACGTTGAACGGCATGGAATGCCACTTTTTGAGTTGATAAATAGCAAGGTAGGGGATAACCGTAAAGTCTTCCTCGTCCATGGTGGTATAGATACTGAAGACCGTGAACTAGCAAGACAGATCGCAGAGACTACAACTGATTCAATTATCGTGGCGTCTTATGGGACTTTCAGCACTGGTATTAATATTAGGAATTTACATAATGTTGTCTTTGCATCGCCTAGTAAAAGCAAAATAAGAAACCTTCAGAGCATTGGCAGAGTTCTAAGGAAGGGCGAACATAAAACAAAAGCAACTCTGTATGACATTGCCGATGATATGTCTAAGGGTCGTAAAAACAATTACACACTAAATCATTTAGTTGAACGAGTCAAAATATACAATGAAGAAAACTTTGATTATGAATTCATTGATGTCCCAATCAAGGAGAGTCATGGATAAAACAGAATTTCTAGCAGCAATCAAATTGGTATCAGGAGAGGAACTACTCTCCATGGTAACATCTGTGCATGATGAGAATGGCGACTATCTAATTGTAGAGAACCCAATAGAAGTAGAAGAAGTTATATTACCAAACAAACAAGCAGGAGCAAAAGTCCAACCATGGATGAAGTTTTCTAGAGAAGATCAGTTTGTTATACCTAAAGATAAAGTTATTACAATTGTAGAAGTAGCAGAGGATGTAGAGGTTTTCTACCACATGTCTCTAAGAAAACTTAACACTGACTTTATAACTGACGCTAAAGGCAAGATCTCCACCGTAGATGAAGCTCGTATTAAACTTAACAAGATCTTTAATAAGGATAGCTAAGTTACCCCTTAATCGCTGACACTCATAGTGTAATGCTTTTTCCATACCTTGTCAAGCCCCCATTGACATCGTGTGGAAATTGTTATAAAATATAGTATACGAAACGAATAAATGAAACGTAAAAGAGTAGTATCGGAGCATTATGTAAACAATAAAGAGTTCTTAGAAGCGTTGGTAGTCTTTAAAGCAAAGTGTCTCGCTGCGAAAGAAGCAGGAGAACAGCGTCCTCAGATCTCTAATTACATAGGAGAATGTTTTTTAAAGATAGCAACACATCTATCATACAAACCAAACTTTGTCAATTACATGTTCCGAGAGGATATGATATGTGATGGCATTGAGAACTGTGTGCAATACATAGAAAACTTTAACCCAGAAAAATCTAAGAACCCATTTGCTTATTTTACTCAAATCATTTATTATGCTTTTCTTAGAAGAATACAAAAAGAAAAACGTCAATTGGAAATTAAGAACAAGATATTAGATAAGTCAGGTTATGAGGTTGCCTTCCATACAGATGACAAATCAGGTTCCTCAGACTATAATACAATTAAGGAGAACGTGCAGATAAAAATTAAATGACATTTCCTATTACAATTGTTGATAATTTTTTTGATGATCCTGATGCTATTGTGGAGGTGGCAAATAATTTAAAGTATTTCAATCCACAAGGAGGTCATTGGCCAGGCACTAGGACTAAAAATTTACATATAGATGCACCTAGACTTCATATGTATTTTACTCAAAAATTAAATTCTATATTTTTTGGAGATAATCCTGACTACTGGAATACTCAAGCACACTTTCAATTAATAAGTCCTATCGACCCAGAAGATCAATACTCAAAAAAGAATAGAGGGTGGATTCACATAGATGACAATTCATGGTATGGTGGTATAGTTTATCTAAACAAAGATCCAGAACCAGACACAGGAACCTCAGTATACAAACCAAAATACGGATACATGCACCAGTATGAAGAAGAAATACAAATGAAGATGAAACTTTACAGAAACGAATCAATATCTGAAAAGGAATATGAGGAAGCATTTGATGCTGTGACAGAACAGTATGTAGAAACAGTTACCATAGAAAATATTTACAATAGATTAGTTGTTTTTAATAACAAAACACATCATGGTGTAAAAACTTTTGGCACTAAACCAAGATTAACATTGAACTTTTTTGGTATTGATTATTCTGGTAAGAGACCACCGTTAGTGAGGGCAAGATGAAGGTAGCAATAATAACAGATCAACACTTTGGTGCAAGGAAATCTAGTCGTGTTTTTCATGATTACTTTAATAAGTTTTACACAAATGTATTCTTTCCTACACTAAAAAAACGCGGGATCGACACAGTTCTGGATCTAGGAGATACCTATGACAATCGTAGGACTCTAGATCTCTGGGCAGCAAACTGGAGTAAGACAGAATACTGGGATAAGTTAAGAGATATGGGTATCAAAGTTCATTCTCTTGTAGGTAATCACACAGCATATTTTAAGGACACAAATGACGTCAATACTCTTGATGGTATTGTTGGCGAGTATACTAATATTAGTATCTACAATAAAGCAACAGAAGTAGAGATAGGTGGTCTACCTATTCTATTCATACCTTGGATCAATCAACAAAATAAAGAAGAAACTTATACACTAATTGAAAAATCTAAATGTCCTGTAGCAATGGGTCATTTAGAACTTAATGGTTTTGAAGCACACCGTGGTTACATCATGGATCATGGTGACAGCACAGCACCATACAGACACTTTAAGAAAGTATTCTCAGGTCACTTCCATCGTAAAAGCACCAGAGGTAACATATCTTATCTTGGTAATCCTTATCAGATCTATTGGAATGACTATAGAGACAGACGTGGGTTTCATATCTTTGACACCGAAACATTAGAACTAGAGTATATCCAAAACCCATACGAGATATATCAAAAAATATATTATAATGAGGACAACATACAATCAGGTATGTTTAAGTATCATGAGTTTGCTCAAAGTTTTATCAAGATTATTGTAGAAAAGAAAACTGATACAGATAAGTTTGAGAGATTTATTAGTCAGTTATATGCTGCAGGAGTTTATGAAATCAAAGTCATAGAAGATCCATCCTTTGAACAGGATCTAAATGAGGAGATAGATATAGAGAAGGAAGATACTCTAACAATCTTAGAAAGATATGTTGACGACATGGAACATTCTGATAAAGATGCGTTGAAGAATATTCTTAAATCATTATATGTGGAGGCATTAGAATTAGTATGATGTATATTCTGGCAGTCACAGGTAAAGAATCTGAAG